GCGTCTGCGCCTAAACCTTCCGGTGGACCAGACCAACCACCGACAGACGAGGAGTGCATTCGGCAATGCATCAAGACCCTCGTTGGACTTCTGGAACTCTATGGCTTTAAGAGTGCTGAATACTACCGTGCGACACGGCAAGGTTCAGCGTTTGAGAAGACTGTAAGGTTCTGGTCCGCTTGTGCGCGGACATGTGGATGGATGAAATGGGCAAAATACAAAATCGCCGCATTCTTTTCTTTCCACACCGGGGACACCATACCTGTATGCCCCGTCACGGATTCTTCGGACAATCCGGGTGATTTGCTGTGCGGTCAAGGCCAGCGATTCATTCGTCGATTTCTGTATCGACACCGTGAAGACCCGCACAGGAGAATGAGCTTACTGACAAGCGTTCTCCAATCGAAGAAGGGGTTCCCTAGGCCGAGCAAGCAACAGCTCGAGAAAGCCAAGGTTGAGACCTTTGAGAAGTTGACGACGTTCTCCCCTCCCCAGCCAAGCTGTGTGCTGGAGGATAATCAGGGACAACAGAGTACTTTCACCTTCAACGATTTGCTCACAGAAGTCCGAGCAACCGTGCGTGAGATTTTCCGGGGCCACAAGTTCAACGTGGCAGACCACCTGGATGGTTTCATGCCGTCTCTTTCCGCAAACTACAACAACACTCGTTCCGCTTACGGAACGCTCGGTGAACTGCTAGATTTAGGCTACATTAGCAATCCCGAGGGCGAAGACATTTTGCCAGAGTTTGAAGAAGTCAGTTCCATCACCTCTGATACCATGACGCGCTATCTTGGACAATCAGAATGGACCCTCAAGCATCGTGACTACATTACTGGTCCTGCTGAGGAAGGAAGGAGACCTGCAACGCGCGAGCGAGTTCGCGTCTTCTTGCAGACCAACAAAGCGCAGCTTAAGGACAGGTTCACCGACATCTACTTCGAGGTCTTAGCAGATGCATTGGAAGAAAATCCTGACGTGGAGCTTGTAGCTCTGGCCGAAGCACTGAAGGTCAGAGTGATCAGTAAGGGCCCTCCTCTCACATACTTTTGCTTAAAGCCAATGCAAAGGTTCATGTGGAAGACCCTGAAGGACCACCCCACGTTCCGACTTATCGGTGAGTATGCGTCGGCGTCGATCTTGAACGAAGTTATCGGCGCGCAGTTGGCGGATGGCTTATCCTACCTTTCTGGTGACTATAAGGCGGCTACCGATAATCTGCGAGGAGAACTCACTGAGGCCGTGTGGCTCGAGATCTGCAAAGTTTGTGCAGTCCCGAATGCCCTGGCTGTCTTGGGTTTGAGAGCCCTGACTGGACACACCCTGCATCATCGCGACCTTGGGTCCGCGGAACAAAAGGCAGGCCAGCTCATGGGCTCCATCCTTTCATTCCCAGTCCTCTGCATCGTCAACGCTGCTGTTTGCCGGAAGGCGATCAGTCACAGCGTCGGTGCGAGACGACTGCCATTGGCGGTACGACAGAAGCCAGTCCACGGTATTCTTTCTAAGTGGACCAACATTCTGGCACTGCTGATCAATGGGGATGATTGTGTTTTCCCAATCAGTGAGCGCGGACGAAGCGCGTGGAGGCTTGTTAGTGGCATGGCTGGA